TGTGGGGCAAATTAGTTATAGACAAGCAAAAAAGCCTTGGAAAACCAAGGCTTTTTGCGTATAATATATGCCCCCTACAGACTACAATTAACGTTTCATAGCGTTTCATAACATTGATTTTTACTATCATATCAACGTTTTCGCTTCTTGCTAATTCTTGCGTTTTCGGAATTCACGGAACAAATACGGAACAAACAAAGCGAGCTATCACTAGCCCGCTTTTTTAGTCTTCATTTTCTTGCTTTTGTAATTTTTCTGCACATTCAGTCAGTTTGCTTGCTGTTTCAAAAGATACGTTTTTCAATTCTCTATCCCCGATTATTAACCGTGCAACTACAGATTGTGCAACCCCGCTCTCTTTAGCAATTCTATATCCTGAATAATTCTCAAATAACCATTGTATTTTTTTCTCGTCTGCTCTTAACATATCGATTCCCTACTCTTCTGTAAATGTTTGATAATATGCCATGCCATTATTCGACTCAATAATGTTTCTAATCTGTTCATCTTTTAATGATGTAAGTAGCTTTTCAAAGTCATAATTGTATAATGATTCAATATCATTATTGTTGTTTAGGTTTCGTAATTCTTCCGAATAGTCTAGTAACTCTTGGAACGTAAACCCTTCTAAATCTGTATAGTTGTCTATTAAATCTTTTTCAATTAGTTTTTGTAAAAGTTCATAATAGCTTTCTGCTTCCACATTCCATTTAACATTTTTTCCTGTATCTGTACCTTGCCATTTAATTCTCATTTCTGTCCCCTCCTGAATACCACACAATCAAAGCTACTACTAAAATAATAATAATATGTTTCATCTTGATTTCCTCTTTCTACTTATATATAATTGAGGGGAGGGAAGTTATCCTTCCCCTCTTGAAAAACGTCATATCCTTCTTTTGCGTGTTGGTTTTTGTCGTTTTTCTTTTTTTGTGGTTTTGTACCACTCTCTAGCTTCTTTTGATATTGCAACCGCAATCCCAACGATTGCTACTAGAGTTGTGATTTTATCATCCATTCCTTCGCCTCCTTACAATTATATTATACCCTATTTGGCATATATTGTCAACACTTTTCTTTAAAATAATTTGAAAAAAATGCAAAAAAATAAAGCCTACCAGTTAAGGTAGGCTTTTATACATTATTTTATATATTTTTTTAATTATCTATGCACTTCTTTTGCAGTAATCAATCCGTCTGGTTCTACTGTGAACTCTGGTTTCTCTGCAATTGTTCCATCTTCATTTAGATAATACCATCCGTCTTTTCCTTTAACAAAAGCATTTGATTCCATGAATCCGTTGCTAGTGTTTAAATAGTACCATTCGTCTGCGTATTTAACCCATCCTGTTACCATCGCACCGTCTGCTTTGAAGAAATACCATTCGTTGTTAATCTTCTTCCATCCAGTAGCCATAGCACCGCTACTATCAAGCCAATACCATGCATCCGCACGTTTTACCCATTTGTTTAGGACGCAATAACCGCTAGCATCGAATAGATACCACACGCCGTTAATGTATTGCCATTTATCTTTAGGATAGCTACCGTCTTTGCTTTGATACCACCATCCAGTAGCATTCTTTTGCCATCCTTCTTTAACTTCACCTAAACCGTATTCAATATCATGTTTGAATTGTTCACGACTAATACCCCACTTAGCAAGATAAGGGTAAGGGTCAACGTGGTCACTGTAATTGTTTGGTTGATTATACGTGCAATAATAGTGTGTTTTAATACCTTCTAAATCGTCTGAATCAAGCGTTTTAGGAATACCTGCTTCATCGGCTAGGTTACGTAATAATTCTACATACAATCGATAGTCCGTCATAAACTCTTCCATTGTGGAATGACTTTCGATTAATTCTACCTGTCCATAACCTTCGGCGTTCCAACCGCCGCCAACATCGTAAGCGCCTTGATTGACGGGACCTACTTGCATTACGCGTCCATTCCCTACAACGTGTGAGAAAAATCCAGATTCTACAGGTCTGCGCATGTGATAGTCTGCTTCGTTTTGTGCTGTTGAATTTCTGTTTCCTGTTGAATGCGCGTGAACTTGACGATAAGGCGCATAACCGATTTGAGGTAATCCCTCTCTATATCTACTTGTATCAATTTCCATTTATATATTCCTCCTTATGTTGTTGGCCAAGGGTCGTCTGTAATGTATGAAATATTAGATACCCGAATATCGCCGATGTCTCTGTCGGTTGGTACTGGGTCGTTGAATTGGAAACGCATGTGATTTGCATCACCATAACCGCCTACATACCACGTACCGTATGGAACACCGTCATCGTTGAAAATCTGACCGATTAGCGAACCAGACGTTCTATACCCTAAAGGTATACCGCCGTTTGCTATAAGGAAACATTTCTTTTCACGGTTTCCTGGGTGTGCAATAAACGCCGGATTACCACGTCTAACAATACCGAACCAGCCCCATTGTAGTCCGCCGAATTGATAAGATACGGTATCATTAACTCTTCGGACTTGCATATAAGAATTACCTAATTTAGACAGCACATTTAGTTTCTTCCAACCTGTATCGCCGTCTAACACAAACCAACCTTGATTACCTGACGCTGTACGTTTAATCCATTTCAATGCTCCGTTAGTTTTCTTGGTGTCAACGTATGTCTGTCCGATAGTACCATCGACTTTACCGTTTGGCATACCTTCGCCAATTAACTCGCTAGAGGAAGTTGTTGGAGTAGGTGCATTTTGACTGGAAGCAGGTAGAGTTACGCTACCGCCGCCATCAGATAAGATGAGTGTATTCCCTGATAAAGTCAATTTTTGAGGAATACCAACGCCGTCACGACCGTTTTCACCTTTTGGTCCGATAGGACCTTGAGGACCGATTGAGCCTTGTTCCCCACGTTCGCCTTTTGGTCCAGCCTGACCGTCTTGACCTCTTTCACCTTGAATACCTTGCAAACCTTGAGGCCCTTGCAGTCCGTCCGCCCCTCGTTCTCCTTGTGGTCCTGGTGGTCCTTGTGGTCCTTGTGGTCCAGGCTCTCCTCGTTCGCCACGCTCGCCTGATTTTAATTGAACGGCTTTTAGCTCGTCTTTAGTCGCGAGTGTTTCCGCTTGAGTTTCCAAATTTTGAACTCGCATTTTTAATACTGTATCGTTGTACGGTTGCGGTAGTTCCGTTTTTTTAGCGTATTCTTCTAGGCTCTGATGCTCGGTTAAGTAGCCTTTAGATTCCAATTCTTGCTTGGTAACTAATTCGCTAGTATTCACGCTTGGTTTGTGCTCCAAAACTTCCAAGCGTTGCTTGATTTCTGTATCGTTATATACAGTATCATTATCTGTCTTGTTTTCTAACGCTGTTACACGCTCTCTAAGAGCGCTATCGTCATAGACGGTGTCTTTATCTGTCTTTGCCTTTAAAGTCTCAATTTCGCTTGAAATTTGCTCAATTTCAGCACGCTCAACTTTGTTTTCTAGTTCTTGTTTCGTAGCAAAAGTGCTTGTATCAATTTCTGGTTTCGTTTCAAGCGCTTGTAAACGTCGTAAGATTTCAGAATCGTCAAAAGTTGCGCCCTCAACATGGACATTCTTAATTGCTTCTTCTAATTCAGCTTTTGTTACGATATCAGTTAATGCAACAATGCGTTTCGTGTCTTTCTCAATGATTGGCAATTCGCTATGTTTATCAATTTCAGACACACGAACCCAAAACGAGAATTTAAGAATATCTGCCGATTGTACGACTTTTTCAGCGTAAACATACCCGTACACGATTTCATCGGTCGTAATTAAGCTAGTATCGAATGGAACAGTTGCGATATTATTTTCAACCACTCCAGCGACTTCCAAGAAGCGATTTGTCTTTTTAAAATGGAATAACACTATGATTTTTTCAGCGCCTACTCCATCTAGTTGCAACTCGATAAATGCGTTGTTCTTATCGTGTGAATAAAGTTCTTCTTTCACTTTGTAATCTTTATCTCGAATATCGACACAAACGCTAGCTTTTCGTTTAATGATTTTTTTCAAAGGTTGTCCCCCTTTCTACAAAATAAAAGGAAGCCTTAAAAGCCTCCTCTTTTCAGTTTTAATCTTCGAATGGTTCGTGATAATCAAGCGCTCTTGTGCTGTCAGTCAGACCAGCTGTTGTCGGGTCGTTAACAATACCAACAATCATTAAAACAGCAAACAAAGCGTTGATAAACACTAATAATTTATCGATTGTTTCGCCTAACTCTAAACGAACGTTAAATACAGCTAGAAACGTTTGTAGCAATAGCGCCAATGCAGGCACTAAAGTAAGCCAAAATGTTTTATTTAATACTCGTACTTTCCAGTTAATTTTGTTCATTATTTATCCTCCACAATTTCTAGTTTTAAAAATTTCTCAAACAATATTTTGATAGCACCATTTCCACCCAATTCAACGTAACTTTCATAAAGCTTAGATAATTCCTCAATCTCATGCTGATTTGTTCGTCCGCGTCTAATCGCTTTTTTCAAATTCTCTTGCAATCGAAATCGTTGCAACCGTTGCAAACCTTTTCTAATAAGTGAAAGGTTATTACGATTATCTCGCCCAATCTCAGTAACTACTCCCACTGATTTTTCAAGCTCACTTATTTTGTCAGCAAGAACATTGATTTGTTTTTCAGTCTCTTTTGTATTTTGAGTACTTTTAAACGAGAAATAACTTGGAATTATCACAATCAAAACGGGCGTGAGTTTATCGATTAAGGTTAAGAATTCCAATTAAACCACCCCATTTATTGAATAGTGGCCTATTGAACAGGCTGAGTGTCTAATTCGCTGGATGGTTTCTCTGCTTTTGGCTCAGTCCACTTCCAGATTCCTAACTTACCGTTTTGTTCTAATGATGCAAGTTGCTCAAGTGTTTCTCCTTGATAAGTGAATGGCTCGTTTACTTGAATCATAACGCGTTTGCCTTCTTGGAATTTCTCAACATGATTCACATCTTCAAGTGTGAAAATTTCTTGCGATTGGTAAGTTTTGCCAGTTTTAGCAGGGTCTACCAATTCAAGGCCACGTTTGAAAACAGTTGGATCTAACGGATTATCAACATCCGTTACACGAGCCAATACTGCCCAATCTGCTACTGCTTTCACCTCCGCAATTTTTGCATCTTTCTCAGCAAGTTTTTGCTCATAATCTTCCGCTTGAGTGTGTAAATCTTCTTGTAATTTCTTGACTCCCTCTGCAGGATTGAATTCAGTAGTCACTTGTCCAATGACTGCCTTAATTAATTCCTCGTCTGATTCGTTCACACGGTCACCGATTAAGACACGGTCAAATGCCGTGTATGGTGCCTCTTGTCGAATTGCTACGAATGTGCGGTTATTTTCTTGTAAGTATTTGTTGATAACTTTAAATGTCATATATCATTCTTCCTTTTCTTTATCTGATTGTAGTTGTTGGATTTGTTCTTGTGCTTCTTCATATAAAGCTTTGTAATTTGCGCATTCAATTGTCTTGTTTGCTAATTGAATTGCTAAATCATTAATGATTTTATCTGTTGTGTTCATTTTATCCTTCCTTATCTCCATTTCGAATAATAGCCTCGACTATAATTGCCAGCTACTGCCCCAAGATTTCTGAAATTATCAAAGATATTATCAAGAACTTGTGCTAGAGATGCGTTTCTTAAATTGATATCATCGATACCATAAAGTAGCCCTGTTGAAGTATCTATCCATGCTTCTCTCACGTTAGGCTGTGCACTGTGTCGGAATGTTATTCTGTGACCGTACAAGTTGATAGCTGAATGTGTTGTATTTCCAGAACGTCCATTCCAAATCTGAACACCTGCTGATGTGTGGTCCATTCCAACAGTTCTATTTCTGTTACTCAATAGAGCCGTATATGAGCCAGGTACGCCGTCAATCATACCGCCTCCAAAAACTAAATACTGCAATGGCCTATCTGGAAATTGATTTCTAATTCCGACATCATATCCGTTCATATCAATCCAGCCTGTTTGTAAATCGAATGTAGTATTTCCGTTTAGCGAGGTAATACGTCCACCTTTAATGTGATTTCCTGTAAAATCAACATTCTTTATCTTTGTAATCGTCGCGTCTTTCGCAAACAGCTCATCAACGAACGCTTGTTGCGAT